GTGAAACCAGTATCTTCGTTTAATTCTTTTGCCATTTTATATATTGTTATACTCTAAAAGATTACATAATTTATACCACACTTAAAGTCATACCACTCTCTATTCCAATACTTATTGTATTTACCCTCAACAAACGTCCCTAAATGCTTATTTATTTTATACCCAAAGATCAAACCACCAGAATAATCGTACCATTGTTCACCATCATTGTAATTATGATAAGAGAACGTACCACCATCATCATAATGCCAAGGCATTAAGTTTGCCCAAGAGTGTAACCAAAAGCTTTTCTTATAATAATAGTAGTCTAAACCTAATACTAATGATTGCTGCATCTTACTATCTAATTGATCTCTTTTCTTTTCAGTATAGTCTGCTAAAACTTGAGGTATAACAACTTCCTCCCAAATCTCAGGACTAGTGGCAACTACATTTCCAGATGGATCCGTATAGATAGAATTATAAACATCGATATTATATCCTTCTTGTAATGCTAAATAAGTATAATGTATATCACCATTATCTAATACCCATTCTTCTAATGGATCATAACCATAAGGTTCAGATAATCTTTGTGCTAATCCTATGTTAAGAGATAATTTACCTATACTATATCTATACCTTTCCGATGTCTCAAAATATTTAATATCTGCAAAACCATCTTGTAAGTATTCACCTTTTAAAATATAGTTCTTAGCTACATATCTAATAAAATGATGTTGATCTAAATATTTAACACCTTCTTGTCTAGTGTAATCAGCTTCAAACAAAAACTCTAAACCTTTTACTTTACCCACATTAGCACCATCACTCCAAGATGTTTCAGTACCGTCATAAAATGTTTGCGCTTTATTTTCATAACCAAACCTAGCAATCTTTCTTATACCAAATGCCAAGTTATAATCAAATGGAGTTTTAACCGTAGAGGTTTGTAAACCGTTTGTTACAGAGAAAACATCTACATCTGATATAGAGGTTCCTCCACTAGCAGCAGCATAGAACGTTGCGAATTTAAAGTACTTCTTAATATTTTGTGCACAACAATCTTTTGGAGCCGCGCAAGCTGTTAAGACTGTTAAGAATAGTATAATTATTTTTTTCATCATCTTGTTCTAGTTCTTGTTCTAGTTCTTGTTCTAGTTCTTGTTTTTGTTGTTTTTCTACTACCAAATTTTTGTTTCTTCTTTTCTTTATCCACATCTTCAATACCAAGATTCCATTTGCTCCAACCACTAAATAATAAAACTCTTTCTAAAGCATCATGTTGGTTGCTTAAAGATTCTCTTACGTTTTGTGTCTTGTTATACAATCTATTAAGAGGAACGTTTGTTAGTGCTTCTATATAACTTGTGTTAGCAGACCATTGAGGATTATCCATGTCAAACGTTTCCATTTCATCAATAGTCTTTCTGTTGTAATTAAGGGTTCTTTCAGCATTAACTATCTTTCTAGCTTTAATACCAAGAGGAGGAGAGACATTTAGCGCTTCAACAAGAACTGAAGCTTCGTCGCCATTCCAATCTTTTGCTCTTTCTTTGTGATATGCGAAAGCCATGTTTTTCAACGTAGAAACCGCAGCACCCCAAACACCAGAACCTCTTAAAATAGAATCAATACTACCGTTTATAACTCTTTCTTTTTTAGCTAACATCCTTTTATCCTCTTCGTCATCATCAAACATCATCATGAACAACGCTGATTGTAAAGAGTAAAACACTAAATTTTGTATCGCGAAATAATAAGCTATCCTTGATAGATTAGACATGTCACTTTGCAATTGCGTTTGATTGCCAGGTGTTATTCTTCTATTTTTAATATCTAAAAATGCTTTCTTACCTAATCTATTGAACTGAGATGTAACATTTTGGAAAGCTAATATAACTTTACCAAGTGGAGATGCTTGCTGTTGTGAAACCATATCAGGTCTTGCTGACTGTTGAGTTGCTTCTGCTAGTATTTCGAAATCAACAAAAGCTTTTGCTTCAGCCTCTTTCTTACTCATACCTTCTTTTAAGTAAGTATTAATTCTATTTCTTAAAAAAGTTGCGCCACCAGTAGCGATTGCTATATTATCCCCAATTTGTGTTGGTAAAAAACCTAATTCTAACAATTTCTTTATCGCTGCTTGAGCTGGGTTTTTAGCACCTTTAACTGAAGCCGCTAATTCAGCGCCGTTAACATCTGTTTTAATTCCTTTACGTCTTTGCTTCATAAAGTCAGAATTAAATATAGTAGCCCAATCAGCCCAATATTGTTTTTGATTAGCGAAAGCTTTAGCAGCTGCTATTATATTATTATCAGCATAATTTATAAAGTTAACTAAAGACATTTGCTGTAATACGGCAGATCTAGCATTAAAGAACATTGTTGCAGCCACAGAACCGTTTAAGTAATTAAGCCATTGGTTTGTCTGTTTATTTTGACCACTAGGTCTATTTTGACCAGTCTTAATTCTATATAACATGTCTTTAAGAGCGCTAACAACATCAGCTCCATAGGCTGCTTCTATTTTGTTTAAGTTTTCTCGCGAGAATATTGTTTCAACATTTTCATTAAACTCAGCGAAAAACTCTCCTCTTCCAATTCTACCAGTAGCATCATCTAAATCCGTTCTTATGTCTCCAGCTTCCCAACTTTCAGTAGGTGCAACATATTTATCTTGTTTAGATATAACGTTTAAAGTTTCAGCGTAAGCCCGTAGCTCAGGATCAGACTTAACTAAGTCAACTAAATTTTGTTGATCAGTTGGAGATAATCCAGGCACTTTGTTACCATGTTTATCCCACAAATATACTCTAATAGCATCTTGATACGTAAAATCACCATCTGGAGTTTTCTTAGTTAATTTCTTTTTAACATCTTTAAACTGTTTATTTAATGCTTTGTAATCGTTAGCTATAGACTGTTTAGCTGTATTTAATTCTCTGTACGCCCTGTTTAACGGTCTAATTAAAGCTTTTTCAAAAAAGTCTCTATGAGCATTACCCACTTTACCTTTGCCTATAAAGTTGTATAATAACCCTACAAAATCCTCGTGTGATGGTGGTATAAAGAATCTAAATCTACCTTTTTTCTCTCCACGCTTTCTAGCTTTAATAGCAGAGAATCTTTTCTTAGATTCAATACCAGTTATGTTTTCAAGTATATCGTTAAAGTCGGTGTTCATTGACTTGCTAAACTTAACTTTAGCTTGTTGAACTTTTGACTTAACATCGAACTGATCTAACATGTTTTTAACAGCTTGTACATTTTGTAAAGCGTCATCAGCGAAATAAAAGTCATTATAACCTTCACCAACTTTATCTGCTATCCATAATGCTTTAGCCTCTGCTGTAGAATTACCTAGACCAGTAATGTTTTTAATAGGTATATTTAAACCATTAGCTTTTAAGAAATCAAATATAGCTTTTTGAGCAGCTGGTGGTCTAGCTGTTAACACAAACATATTTTCAGAACCAAATTTACCTTGTAGCTTTATTGCTTTGTTAAACAATGGCGCTAACTTACCTTTTACAACTTTATTAAATTCAGAAAAATCAAATGTATATCCTTGCTCTAATAAATCTTGATAATTGTTAGCGTACTCTTCAGCGTTTAAAGTACCAGTTGTTCCATCTGGAGCTGTAAACCTAACTAAAGATTTAGTTGTAGCTAATGTGTCGTCGAAATCTAAAACTGTAATACCTTTTGTTGAGTTTTTAGATGAACGAGAGAAATTAGAAGCTTTACTAATTGCTTTTCTTTTGTGTATATTTTTACTTAAAGGTGACTTAGTTGCATTTGTTTTACTATACCGCACTTTTCCCTCTTCAAATTGATTTATTATATCTTGCTTAGCTTCATCGGGACTTAAATGATCAACACTAAATTCTTCAGCTATAGTTTTCCCATTTAAAAGTTTAATACCAAAAGGATCAATACCATGCTTCATTAACCTATATATACCAGCGTGACCATCTTTTAATTTTAAAATACCTTTAACTATTTTAGGTAATACTTTTTCATAAAAATCGATACCTAAGGAAGCTTTTAATTTACCACTAGGATCATTTATTTCTAATATAGACATTTGACCTAACAACGCTTTTAACACAACCTCAACCTCTTTAACATTACCTCTTATAGCAGCGTCCATAGCTATTTTAACTATTTCATTAATAGGTGTATGCTCTTCAATTACCGCTTGATCCATTATAGGTTTACCATTTTCATTAATTTGATAGCCCAATAAAATAGCAGCTTTTCTAAAGAAATTATTTTGATCTACAGACGAGTGAATTACTAACTCTTCCATTACCCAAGCATGAGCTTTGTTTTGGTCTGTGTTTAACCAGGTGCTTAAATCTTTGAAAAACTGTATATAGTTATTAAATTTTTCTTTCTCGTTTGTTTTTGTAAAATCTAAACTATTTATAGGTTTTAATCTTTTACCTTTTTCTCCAGCTTCTTTTTGTGAATCTGTAAGACCTTTATGATACGGAAGCTTCTTGTGAAGCACTTGATCAGTGTTTCTGATTTTTTTAGTTTCAGGTATAAACTGCTCAAATCTATCTACATTCATAAAAACAGCCCTATCTCCTCCCGTTAATAATTCTCGCAGCAACATGTAGTATTGAGGGTATTTATCTAGAAAATTATTTAAAGGTTTAGTTAGACGCTCCCCCCATGTTATACCTAATTTCTCATTCCAAAGACGTTCCAACATTCTAATCTCAATATTTTTTCCTACTGTTTTTCCAGTTTTTGGATCATATGTTTCCTTAAAAGTTTTCTCTTTTGGGACTGACGCACTCCACACTCTTTTTATAGCATTTCTAACTTGTTCTATTACCCCAGTATCAGTGTTTTCTTTAGGAAACTCTGTTTTTATTGAATTAGAAAATCGTGCCTTACTATTATCAATAACTTGCTTAGCCTTTTTAACCATGCTAGGATCAAGTTTGTATTTGTATATTATTTTCTTTGCTATATTACTGTTAATATTATCACTTATACCCTCGTGTATCAACTCACCCATACCTTGCTTAACTTTACTACGAGAGTAATTAACAGTGTCAAAAGTTCTATTTTCCCCCTTTTGTTTTTCCATTGTATCTAAGAAACTATCTATTTCAGCTTCAACAATAGTGTTTATATCATTAGAATTTTCTATCTTAAACTTATTAATAGCATCTTTAGTGAGAGATGCGGCTATAAGTTCCGCTAATTTTTTTTGTCTTGCCAATAAAGTTGTATAACCGCCATCAATAAAATGCTTAGTAAATTTAGCTTTATTAGTTTCTATACTATATATACCTTTACCAGGATATGTTACTTTACCAGTTTCAGGATTTACTCTTTTATCTTTTTCTCTACCTATCTTCTTTATATCAAATAAAGTCTTGTAATTATTTTTTATAGTATTAACGTCAAGAGCTTTTATATGGTTTGCATAATTTAAAGCATGATAAGCTTTATATTCTTCGCTTACAACAACCGTATTGCCTTTTTTAGAAATTTTACCCATTTGTTTTATAATAACTTTCGCAAACTCTTTTTTTATAAGAGCGTTTAATTGCTTAGTTAAATTTTTAGGATTTTGTTCTAAGATATTAGTAATCTTGTTAAAAATAGTTTGAGATATCACATCTTTATTATCAAGATTAACCTCGCTTAAATTCTTTATTTTTCTAACTTTCTTGCTTGGTTTTTGTTTTGTTGGGGTTGGTGCTTTAATATCTTTAGCCGCTGATTCGTCTACACCTTCTTTTATTCCATCAATAGCCTTTGCTCTAATAAATATCTCAGCTTGTCTATTTCTTAATGTAGCGTCTAAAAATGTTGTTACTTCGTTTTCTTTATTATATGTATTAAATAAAGATGTTTTACGAGTTATTTTAGTTCCGTCTTGTAATATAATTCCTTCTTTAGGTGTAAATCCTAAAAACTGTTCGTATACAGCGTCTTTAACAGCCCGCATAGATATAGCTCCTGCTGGATCAAATTTTAATGCCTTACTAATTATAGGCCAATTTTTTTCTAATATTAATTCAGCAGCGGCAAATCTTTCTTCTTGTGTAGATTGTGGAGAGTTTATTATATCAACTAACGATTTGTTATCCATTATACCCTCGTCTATCATTTGTTGATAATCTACCGCTTTTGGATTAACAAATTCTTGCGCTCTTTGGTTAGTTCTAGAAAAATCAGATTTATCTTTTGTTGGTTGTGGTTTACCTTTCGCAAATGCAACCATACTCTCACTAAGTTTACCCGCCTCAACACTCTTACTGTATTCTTTCATAAAGTTAAAGGCCTGCTCCCCAGTTTCTATACTTAATTTTTTGTATGGAGTATTTTCTCTAAATAAACCAAACGCAATATTATCTTTTATATTATTCCAAAATCCTTTGTTACCTTCGTATGTAATATTGTTTTTTGGATTTTCCACAATATCAGATAACGCGGTAAACCACTCCGATGTAGTTTCTAAATCTATCGTCACATTACCTTCTTTATCTGTATAAGCTGTTCTAAGTCTCTTATCAACAAGATCAAGAACTTTTTGACCAAGATTTTTTTTAATTTGAATTTTAAATTCTTTTATAAGTTTCTTTCTATTTTCTGGAGTCATTTGGTTTAAAGCACCTTCCATAACACCATGTAACACTTCGTGAGAACCAACATTCATAGCGCCGTATTCAGCAGCAATCTCTCTGTTAATCATAATTTTAGTACTACCGTCAGCAGCGGTAATTACATTAACACCATCAGTATTGCTAGCTTCGTCAGCAAGTCTATTTGCCTCAGCCTCAATCTCCTGCTGTGACATGTTAGATAAGTCCATTCCCATCATTGATCTTTCAACAAAAGCACTTACATAATCCGCATTAGTATCAAAAGCCTCATACGGATCAAAATCCAATTGCTCACTAGATATTTCAGCAAATTTTTCCGTAGCTTTTAAATATACTTTAACTCTTTCTTTTTTTACTTTTTTAGCTGTTTCTGTTTGCCCTATATCTACAGCACCTTCATATCCGCCTATAATATCTGCAATTTCTTTTTCAAGACCTAATATTTTATCGTCAATACCAGGCACGGCTGATGATTTATCTTTATTTCCCTTTTTTAAATCATTATTTGCCTTGTTTAATTCTTTTTGTAATCTTATTAATTCTTCTCTATGTTTAGGATCTTTTATCGAAGCATCAATTTGAGAATCTAAATAAGCATCGTATATCATAGAGTTGACTTGATTTTCCATGATATTATTATTTTCAACTTTAACATCAGCCATAGCTAATGTTGTTCTATCCATTTGATTAACTTGTTTTACAAACTCAGCCTCACTCATTTCTTCACCTCTAATACTATATTTACCTTTCTTTTTCAGTAATTGTGGTATAACAGTAATACCGGTCATAGCAATTCCTTTCTCAGCAAATCCTTCAGTTAGTATTTCTCCAGCATGATATTCTTGGCTACCAAGCGTTTGTCCCCCTATTTCACTAACAAGGCCACCACCAATCGCTGCACCTGTGCCTTTAATAGCTTTAGTTGTTCTAGTTGCAAGTTTTCTCTTTGGCGCAAAAATCCCTTTAGCGGTACCGCCAGATAGTATACCAGTAGCGGTATCTATAGTACCTATAGCCCAACCACGTCTAATAGATCTAGTTCTTTGTATTTCAGCTCTAGTACCTGTAACACTCATCCAAGGTAATCCATTCGGATCTTCATGTGTTATAACTTCAGGGTTTTGCAAATACTTCACTATATTTTCTGGAGTAAAATCTAGTCCATCTTTCTCCATTCCTTCTTGTAAAAACTCTTTATAAGATAAACCCGCATCCATAGTACCAGAAACAGAGCCAAATAATCCTGACAGAAATCCTATACTAAAACCTAGAGGATTTTTACTTGTTGGTAACCTACTTGTAGCAAGGCCAATTGCTGGAGCGGCTAGCATAGCGTTTTCTTGCACGTCTTTAGAATTTGCAAGTGCCGAACCCATCATTGCCATTGACTGAACGCTGGTGTCTGCTAAATACATTGGGTTTTCAACTGCAGCAACAAAAAAAGCTACTGTTCCACCATGTTCTTCATTGACTTGATCATATCTAGATTGGTACGACTTCATGTTGTCAGTTGGTTCTTTGAACTTTTTGTCTTTCCCTATTTCGATCAAAGCTTTAGCTTCCTCTTCAGTAATATTTTTACCAGCAGTTCTTACGTCTATACTGGGTTGTACTTCTTCTCCAGATTCAACACCAAGCCCACCTGCCCTGTACCTTACAGATAATCCTTCCGCAACATAATTAATAATCGGATTGTCAAGAATAAGTTTATCATTTCCCAAAGCTATATTAAGAGCAATTTGCGTTTTGACATATGGTAGTGTTTTTCTATCCGTTTCTTCTATTTCTGTATAAGCTTTTTCTTTGCTAGGTCTAGTTATTTGTTTGAACCAATTCGCCACGCCTTCAGCAGTGTTTTTAATATTACTTACGTCTCCAATAATAGGAATTAGTCGAGATGTATTATCGTCTTCTTCACTTCCAAATAAAATTTGCTTACCTACGTCACCCCATGTTTTTTTTGATGGTACTTTTTTTATATCAGGATTAATATCTAAAAGCTGTTGTAAAGATATATTATTATTCTTAGCTTTTTTATCAAGTTGATCATGACTAAACTCCTTATCACCAAGCATAAATATATTATTAGATAGATCTTCTTTGAGTTTTATATCTGGATTCATCTCAAGAAGATCTTCTAACGACATATTATTTTCTATAGCCTTATTACGAAGTTGTGCCTCGCTAAAAACTTTTTCGCCTAATAGATATTCTTGCATATTTATATTGTATTAATTTTACGCTTGCTTCTCACCATATTCTATAATTGATCTTTTAGTTATATTCCCATTATCATCTCTCCACGACTTATTTTTTCTCCAAACATCTCCTGGGTAACCAGTACTATCAGGCGTAGCATAGATCTGATCCATACCAAAATTAACGAGTGATTTACCCATAGCTACAGTAACATAAGGATGTTCTCCCTTTGTGTGCATTTCTGTAAAATATTCATCAACTAAATCTAATTGTTCTAAAACTGACATTTCTTTAATATCATCTAGTTTATATTTAACACCGTTTATTGTTTTGTAACTCTCTCCTGTTTCAACTTCTGGTGAATTCGGATCTTTATAAAATTGAATTAAACCAGTGGCTCCTTTATTTGGATTTCTACCTCGAGTATCAAAACTAGATTCGTTTCGAATAATACCTAATAATTGTCTCACATTAAACCCATGATTACTAGCAATCTCACTTACTTTATTCATCACACCCTCTTCTTTTACAAAATCTTTACCCTTTTTAGATTTAATACCTAAATCTTTATAATACGCTTCGCTATCTATTTTAACCCATTCCCCATCTGAACCCATCATTTGAGTTCCATCTGTGCTTGGGCTACCAAACATTGGATCAGGATTATTTGGTCCGGCAACTTGGTCCTCTGCATTCTCAACTTCCGCTGTAACCACTTCTTTTGTAGTTTCTTTCTTTTTACTTCCTTTTTGTTTTTCTAAAAATTCTTTCTCACCACCATCTAATTCATTACCTTCCCAATACCAACTCACTTCCTCTTCACCGTCTAAAGTCCAAACTCCCTTTCCGTGCATCGTATCATCCTTAAATCCTCCTACGTATTTATCTCCATTATCAGCATAAATATAAGCTCCTTGGCCATTTTTCAAACCATCTTTCCATTCTCCTACGTAGTTATCTCCACTTTCCCAAGTATAAGTTCCTTGTCCGGTATAGTTATCCATATCATCAGTTACCACTGTAGACGGGTCAGATGTATCTACTTCACCTTGGACCACCCCTAATTGAACTTTAAAAGTAACATTTGATTTATCTTTTAATTTTTCGTATTCTATTTTAGAAATTTGTTTACCATTATTCTCATACTTAATAAAAGCATTGTCTATACCAGTAGTACCCTTAGCTTTTACTAAAGCTTTCTTAGCGGCGTTAATATCATCCCCTTTGTAATTGTAATATATTGTTCGTGACCCAGACTGTGTGTACGTTTTTTCCTCTGTTATCTCTAAATCACTAGCTTCAATAGTATCTAGTAGTTTTTTATCAAGTGATTTTTTAACGGGTTTTATATCTTTCCATTGTCCTACAGGCATTCCTGTAGCATCAAGACCAGAAGCAGGAATTGGTACTCTTTGGCCAGTTTCGTTTATATATGTATACTTTTTACCTTTTATATATTCTTTTGCTTTTTTCAATTGATCCGCTGTCTTTTTCAGATCTTTTTTCGGAAGTATGACACCGTCGTTATCGGTTTCTGTTTCAATTTCTGGAGTTTGGCTTTGTTGACTTGGGACAGCGCTCGTTTTCAAACCACTAGGCATAGCGTTATTATCCCAAACCTGTTGTAATGTATAAATTTCATCATCAGTACCTTTAAATGTTTTACCCGGTTCTACAACCGTATAATTATCATCTTCCATTACTATATTTCTACCTTTTCCATAAGTTTGTAGCTTATTTGCTTGGTCTCTAACAACTTCATTACTTCGGTATTGTCCACCAAGGTGTTTTGGCATAGCCATACCGTAATCAGTCTTATCAGTTTTTCTACTAACTTGTTCTGCTTCATGTCTAAAAACTTCATTATCTAATTTATCGATAAATAAATCTCTTCGCAACTTATATGTATCTTCACCATTTAGAATCTCATTTACTATAGCATTGTAATTAGTACCCGCCATAAAGTCATTTTTATCTAACACACCATGTCCTTCTTCACCTTCGGCTTGATCTTTTACAGTATATCCTAAATCACTTAAACTTTGTATAATAGCAGGTGATATTGCTGCTGTCCCATTTCTAAGAGAATCTGCAAAAGACTCTTCCATTCCACCATACTTTTGATTCATTAAATACTGAAGAGATTCTCCTTTTTGTACTGCTTCGTCTATTACTCTCTCTAACCAATTTTGATTCATTAAAGAATCGTTGTCAGTATAAGTGCCAGTTGGATTTTCGGCTATAGTATTTAATCTTCCTTGAATAGTTGTTTCTGTTGTTATAGCTTTTTTATCTATCATTCCTGATAATTCAGAAGATTTTTTAGCTATAACTTCTCCATCAACACTAGTTATATATGTAAATTCATTCGTAGTTGGATCAAGATATTTTACCATTTCACCTTCTTCAGCACCTAAATGATTCCATAAATCAGTTGGCGTCTTATCATCTGTTGCGCCAGTATTATTTGCCATATAATTAGTAGCGTTCGCGTTGTGTGCCCCTGATTTATCATCTACATTTTTAGCATATTTTGTTAAACTTGTAAGAAATTTATTATCACCAGGTTCTAATCCACCTATCCAAGAATCACTAGCATCAAACTTTTCCATAGCTTCTATTATACCAGTTCTATTGCTCTTGTGCTTGCTCATAATCTTATTGTTCTGCCTCTCCCATTCTCTTAATCCTTTAGAGTCATTTTGAAAACCACCATTTTCCTTCCATATAGCGACTTGAGCATCCATTTCATCACTAAACATGTTATAATCCGCATTGTTTTCTATTCCTACTCCATATGTTTTAAGGTCTTTAACAGCATCTTCTAATTCTTTCTTACTTGCTTTTTTATCTGCCTCGTACTGTTTAAATGCTTTTTCAACACCTACTAATAACGTTTTATTAGCATCAGCCATTATACCAAATTGCTTGCTATAATCGCCAGGTACATTTGACAAACCTTCTCTTGCCGCTGCTGTTACTAATGTTGAATCTGCTTTTCCTATTAAACTTGCCATATTATTTGTTTATTTTATTAATTACCCACCTTGTTTCCCATACATACCAGCGGCTTGCACACCCATTTGCATATATGTGGACGCCGCGTTAGAGTGCATTTGCATTTGGTTTGCCATAGATGACATTTGATTTGACATTGCTTGTTGTACCGCGGAATTAGCGCCAGTAGCTGAACCATATTGCATACCTAATAAAGTTGCTTGTCTACTTGATTCAGCTTCTTGTAACATAGCCTCACCACCTCTTTGAGCCATATCAACAGCTTGTGCACCTTGAGCTTCCATTTGTTGTAGTGACATAGCACCTTGCGCTCGCAACCCTTCATTTCTAAGCTGTTGTTGCTCTAAGCCAGCGGCTATTTGTCTAGTTTGCAAAGATCCTTGGTTTGCTAAAGATTGTGCTAACGCAGCAATACCAGAACCACCAGCAGCACCACGTAAGCCTTGTAGTATATTAGATCTTTGTTGCGCACCTTGTTCCACTTGGAAATCAGCGGCTTGAGTACCTACACGTAGATCTTCATAAGCGTTTTCTAATCCCGCAAACTGATTTTCCATTTCCGCGTAAGGATTTTCAAATTTCATTTTTCTATAGATATCTTTTTGCTTGTCTAATTCTGCTTGCTGTTTTTGTTTTTCAGCTTGAGCTATATTAAATTGCTCTTCGGACATAGCTTGCATACCTTTAGCTTGTTGATTAGCTTTATATGTTTGATAAAGACTTGCCGCGCCCATAACTCCCATTGCTATTGCTGTAAATGCTGCCATATTATAAGTTTTTAATTATTTCATAAGATGGTTTTTTATCAACTTGCCATCCTAATTTTTCATGTGTTTTCATCAAGTGTTTACTTCTACCTATACTAAACATGTATGTTATACCCATATTTTTACACACATCTTCAGCGTTTGTTATCAATAATTCTATAGCTTCTTTTCTATCATCTTCTCTATATTCTGGGTTTGAAACTATCCATTCTAAAAGAGCTCCAGTTGAATTCGTTAAATACAAAAACGCAGAAACTATTGGTATATTATTTTTTTCTACTATAAAACCACTTTTTCCTTTATCTGGTAGCATCTCCCTTGGTATAACCGGCCATCTCCACCATTTCCACCACTCACAAATAGTTTTATAATCCTCTTCTTTTAGAGGTCTAAAGTTTAACTTATTGTTCATTATTTAATTTAATTTAATTTGATGTATATATAGTCACAGTTTTCACTGTTTTTTTAATCTAAGAAGCTTTTATGAATTTTTCTACATCAAAATAAAGTCTAAAGTTCGCTGCGTTCTTGTTAACGTTCTTAAATATCATGTTACCTGTTATGGTAATTATCTTACTTGTGTTTTCTACTGTTAATGTAACGCCCTCGTCTAACGTTTGAGCAGCGCTTAACGTCCAATTACCATCACCCTCATCTGTAGCGCTTGCCACTGTTGGGTTTGCTGAAGAAGCATCTATACCTATACCGCTTATAGTAGAAATATTCTGTACAGTACCCCTTCTTTCTGCAACAGGTATTGTAACACTATTGTTAACTGCCGCGGTTGTGGTTGTTGTCATTTTGCTTAATTCGACTTTTAAATCACTTATACTTATATCAGTATTGTGTATCGATTTAATATAATCAGTGCCATAACCGTAAAATAACTTATTACTTCCCCCTGACGCGTCGTTTGATATTTGATCGGCAAAAGTTATAGCTCCCAACTGTTTTGTTACCACACCGTTTGTTATAGTAGGTTTGTAACCTAAGGTGTCTAACGCTAAAGCGCTAGCATTGATTGCCTCGTTTTGTATTTCAACGATAGTACCATCTTCGTTATGCGTTTCAGTGGTGTAAGTTGTTTTATCTTCATAAGGAGCTACTGTTGACCTAGGTATAGTTGCTACATCACCATCATCATAAATCATTCCAGGCAATAATTCGTGCATCGTGCTACTAGCGCCAACGTTCCACCTATGGTAGTATGGTGGAGTAAAAGTTAATGTAACTCCATCACCTATAGAAACAGCTTCAGATGTAACAAACGTATAAGTACCACTTAAAGAAGATACAGTAACCACGGACGCGCTAGATATACCAGTACCAGTAACTCTATCTCCAACAGCCATTTTACTCGCAACAGCCGTGTCCATAGTTACTGTTGTTCCGCTAGAAACCGAACCATTAGTAGTATCTGTGCTACGAGCTGATCCAGTCCAAATATTTTCTCCATGTATTTGTAGTGGTGTTCCAAAAGCAACCTGAGTAAAAGACATTACATCGTTTTCCACAGGTTGTCTAAGTATTTCAAAAGCTTTATCTGTATTTGCTGTTAATTCCACTGAAAAAGGCCAAGTACCAGTAGAAGAACCCCTACCAACAGTTATAGATGGTGTATTGGTAACACTCATACTAGCAAAACCCGCACCACCCCTAGATTCTGCTGATATAGATATTGCAACATCAGTATATTGGTATATTATTTTTTGCAACAAGTTAGAGTTCGAACCTCTAGAAGAGTTTATATCTATACTATCATCACCAAATCTAACCTCATTATAATCTGCATGAATAGTGTCAAAGTGAGATTCTGCCCAAAGATATATATCATAGTGATCATTGTCTGTTACGGTTGGGAAATTTATCTCTCCTTGGTAAACACCGCTTTCTCCTGTTGATTTTCTATTCAATCTCGATTTTGTAGTTGTAAAAGTTTCGGTGTTAAAATTGTAGTATTTCGTAGGAGAATCTTCGTTTGTTATTTCTAAAGAAAATATAGCATTAGCATCACCTTCAACAGTAAATTCTCTAATACCACCCTCAGCAGACATATCTCTTAGATCTATATTAAAATTTTGAATTATTTTTGCCATATTATAATTTATTTACTACTTTCTGTTACCTCAGAGCTAACCGCAAACAACTCTGCTTCCGTTGTTGAATTATTTTTTAATTTTACCCTTGCGTAATAACCAGGTAAACTAGATGTGTTGATAATATTATTTTTAGAAAACAACACGTAGTCTCCTTGACTAGGAGTGTTTGCTGCTGTAACAACCGTTAAAGTATAATCTGTTGTGCTAGAAACAACACCAAACTCACTAATACTACCAGGTGATATAGTTGTGAAATTACCGTTAGTGGTAGGTGTTTGAAAATATACAGTATCTCCAACTTGTAAAGACATGTTTATATAATCAACAAATTCCATCACGTTCCCATCAACACTTTCTAAAACACCTATACCTTGTATACTTGATGTTCCAAAATCTGTTTCAGCATCTACAGCTGTATCTACACCTTTAATATAGTTAAACCACTTACCTTCTTTTTCTATAAATTCATTTAAACTACCCGTTTTCTCATTTGTTATTATGCTTTCAACATACCAGCCATTTTTCCCTGTAAGATTGTAAATTTCGTCATCAGCTATCCCAGTGTTCGTATCAGTTTTAAACATATCTATTTTTGATTGGCTTCCTTCGTACTCTAAGGTATGATATGACTTTATACTACTAGGCATATCGTTTAAAAGCACATCTACCCAAGATTCTTCATACGCGCTATAAAAAGTATTTCTAGGTTCTGTTTCAACGTAATGCTCGTACAGTTTACCGTCGTTTAACGTGAAATAATTATTAGCACAGCTCAAAGCGTTTTCTGGAGTAAACGATTTAAAACTCACCCAACCTTTTACATCTTCTTTAAACGAAACAGTTGTTGGATCAAGCCGCTGGTTAATCGTTCTATCTTTTAACGTAACATTATATTCATCGTTTCTATCATCGTAACTACCAACTATAGTATTTGTTATTTTTAAATTATCTCTAAACCAATCTTTCATACCATGGTCTGATATAGGTGTTAAACCATCTTTTGATAATCTAACAATAACACCTCTAATTTTATCAGCAAAGTAAACTCTATAATTTTCAGACGCAAATGATTCTGGATTTGTCGATATACCAAACTCGCCAACAAAAGGAATAGCTTGACCTAAAACGTTGTTTGTTGCTGTTAACTGCATGTTACCATCAGCGTTGTATAAAGCATCTTTATTAGCTTGTATCCTTAAAACTTTATCTTCACACAGAGTAACTAAATCTGAGTCTCTTGTATGTAATTTCTGAATACTTCCGTATATTGGGTTTATATCTTTTGTTATTTTCTCCCCTTGAATAAATTGATTTAAGTTATTAGTACTGCTAATTCCGTTATAAATTCCAGAATATATTAAACCATACTTTCTACGTTCTTGTTTATAATCTTCAAACACTGTGGAAACTTTAACCCCAGGTTTTATGCTTTGTGTATTAAAGTTATCTCTAATTTTATTAGACTCTACCCCGTTCCCAAAAGAAAAACAATTATGCCAATCTAAAGTATGTTTAGCGTTGTATGAATCTACCATATCCACTGTGATTTTGTCACTTTCTTTAACACCATCTACAAATGACACATTGTCAGTATTATTAGAAGAAACTCTTAACCTAATAATACTACCGTCTGGTCTTGTTATCTTTAACCAGTCTCCACTATGAATATATACTGAATTTTTATATGCCATATTATTTTTTTAAAGGTTTAGAGTTAAGGTAGTTGTGTAAAGTTATAAGTGGGTATAGCTTGAAAAATAGAGTTCGTTGGATCTATTTCCATTATTACACTTTTATCTAATATTATATTATTTCCATCAATCTCTTTTACCGTCGTTCCAGGAGGTATATTATCCGCTCGCTCAAACTCAACTATAGAACCAACCGGTATATGTTCAGACAGGTCACTCTCTTCCAAGCTTATGTTTATTGGTAACGAACCTGATGCTTCGTAATATATATCAATATCTTCTTTTGGTTTAGGTTCTGTTTCCCATATTGCAGGGTTTTTAGGTAAAACCTCTTCTTCTGATCTTGATGTTTTTTCTTCAATCCACTCCATTGTGTAACCAACAGCAGCTGTACCATCTTTGGTATCGTTATAACCTTTACCTGATCTAAAAAAGTTCAGATTTTTAGCTGAATTAGGACTTAAATCATTTGTTGTAAAATAGTCAAATAAACACGTTTGACTACTACCAACACCATTACTTATACTGGTGCTAAGATCGTCGGTTCCATCATACGTTTTAAGGTATATTTTATAAATGTTTGCTGTTCCACCAGCTCCTCTTTCTATCTTAGTAACAACAGCTTTTTTGGTTAGGGCTGTGCTATTGCAATTGTAAAATACCATACCAATGGATAATTGTCTACCGTCCGCGCTTGTTATACTGTTTGTAACTATATAGTTGCTACTACCAGCCGCGGTGGTCGTTAAAGACACAGGGGTTGCGGTAATATCAACCCGCTTGTAACTGAGGTCAAATGGATTCCAATTATTTCCAATATGCTTGTCTAATTTCAATCTCCAATTTTTCGTATAATTACTAGGCCTTAAATAAGTACTCGTAGCGTATGTTGTGTTTCCATCAGTTGGGGAAATTTTACTAGCTAGATATTTCCCTTTTGGCACAAAGGGACCAACAACGTTATTCGCGTTTACAATGTTATTATTTGGCGTGTTCCATCCAGAACCTTTACCAGACCTAGCTTTTGCATGGAAGGGGAATAGATCTATAGCTCTAAGGTGATCATTATCCGCGTTTCTATCAAAAGCAGTGGCGTGGTTTGAATAGTTTAATAAACTCTCGTATCTAACACGTAAAAATATATCAACGTTTTCTATAGTATATACTGTGTGATCTGGATCTTCTTTAAACCTAAATTGGCTACCAATAGCTAAATTTTTTATAAAATCCGCTTCTCTTTCTGAATAATTAACGTTTGAATCCGCTAAATCAAAGAAACTTGGATCATTGTCTAAGCCACTTATGTTCTCAGACCACTTAACAGGCTGCACACCACCAAACGAAACTTCTAAAGTACCTTTACCACCACCAGGATTTGAAACGCCCATAGAGTTTTTGTACCAAGTATAAGGAGATGTATCCCAACCAATGTTAGAGTCGGTTGTTGTTGAGTGGAAAAAATGTCCCGCGCTAATAGCTTTGTCAACAAACCAAACATCTTGAAACGAATCATCATTGGCGTGTGTATCTTCTAAATTTAGTTCATCCACTCTATCGTGCAGAGCGTTATCGTTTAAGTTCACATTTATACCTCTAAAGTAAGCATCGTAATCAAGAAAAACATCTGCGTCTCTAGTGTTTACAACAACATTTGTACCGTCGTTTTTTCTTTTCTTTCCATTTAAAGTTCCTAAATATTTAGCAAAACTAGTAGATTTAGAGTAATACTCACTCCATAAATGGGCAGTTGGATTATTAGAAACTTTATCATGTAGTCCTACATTATTAACCTGTAAAGAAATATCTTTAAAAGCTTCCCGACTAGTACCGTTGTGGTGTTTTTTAAGCCTGTTCCCGCTGAAGGTGGTTAAAGAGTACATTTTTCTAGAAATACCAGTGCTTTTAAATTCTTTTTTAGTATCATCAACCTTTTCTTTTAAAGTTCTTGCGAATATATCGTCATTGTATATTTTCACAAAAAACCTACCGTCAAACTTGTGTGAAGCAGATTTGTCTACGGCTGTTCTATAAATATTTAAATAAGTGTTGTCGAGTATTAGCGTAGAGTTTAACCCACTTTCATCGTTAGTAAAAGAGTTGATCTCGTTGGTGAATGGTTTTTCTAAGGTAAACTTCCACTTCTGCGAGGTGCCATCACTATCTAGTTGCATTACCTTGTACCTGTCTGAAACTCTATTGTTATCTGTATTGTGTAAAGATATATGATACTCAACATCTGGGTCATTTGAAAACGTATCGTGAAGATTAGCGAATGAAGAATTTTGTATCTGGTTATAGTTAATTGCAAAATTTATATCATTCTCTGATGGTAAATCAGAAGAAGCAAATAGACCGCCGGAATCATGTACTTTAGAACCTATCAAAGTTTCTTTCCTTTTTATAAAATCTGGGGCTTCGTTTTTTATATCTAAAACTTTATACCTAGCTTTTTCTTTTATAAGATCTTTGTCTGAAGTAACACTTCCAATACCTTTTTTTAATATTAAAAAATCGTCTATATCAACCTTATTTCTATCACTAGAAGGAAATGCTAACCAAATGTTATCATCTTCCGCATCGTAATACCTGTCCATTGCCATGTTATGGTACTCTCCACCGTTGTCTTTAATATAGAATTTAAAATATTTCATATTGACAGGGCGTCCCTCGTTTAGTATATTTACCGAAAAACTATTAGTGTAGCTAGCTTGATCTTTGTTTACTTTTACAACCGAGTCAGAATTTGTTAAAACAGGAGTTTCTCTTCCGTATTTATCTGTGTAAACAACTCCTAATTGATATTCTCGTAAAGATTTAATTGACTTCTTCCCAGTTCTAGAATTATTAATCTCAGGGTTATGGTCTATATCTATATTTATTTTATAATCTGACGAGGTAATATCATCTACTAAATCGTAATTCTGCTCATAATTACCGTAAACTATTCTGTTACCAACAATATCTTGAGCTAAAGCTTTTTTAGGAACATTATCCCATGGTCTAATCAACTGGTTCTGAGGTAAAACCCCGTTTTTCAAAGCCTCTGTAGTTATAACGTATTCAGAGGTATTTAAATCTTTTATAGTATCTACTATATATATATTCGGTGAATTTTCTTCTTTGTACAATATATCTATACTAACAACATCTTCTGGTATAAGTTTGTTTAATTGTTTTATAGTTAGTGATTTTAAATTGTTTACCATACCTGTGTTGTATCCTTTTTTAGGATGGTAGTCGAAGTTACCCGCGGCAAAAGCTGGTTGTGTAAATGGAGAGAATGCGGAATATTCCCCGTCTTCGTACTTATATCTATAAGCAAATCTAGGGAACTTAAATTCAAATAATTTTTCTGAAGTATCAAACTTATCTATCGCAAATTTTAATGATGTATTAGGAGAGGTGGTATTTGGTGGAATTCCGTCTATGGCCTCCACCCGTATCTCCACAGCAGCTGAATTAGGGCTATTTAAATGTGTTACTTTAATTTCTGATATCGATCCTAAAAATAGCGAATTTGGAGCACTTTGAGTATCTGAGTAACCAAATCTAGATTCGAAAACAATCGTATTTTTCCGACGATTTGATACCGTAGCGTTTGCCATATCAAACTCAGCGCTATATCTTCCCGTACCAGTTGAGGCACCGAAAATATTAGGGGTTACTGCTAAAGAAGTAGAGCTCAACACCTCGCCATCTTCGTCCCAAATTGCTATATAAATATCTCCTTCTAAAGGAACTTGTGGATCTATTTTTTGAATTTTAAAATCCACCCTATACTTACCGTTTCCACTAATTTTTTTAGTTAAAGCGGATGAAGACGGGTTTGTGTCATCGAATTTTAATTCTATTTTCTCATTTCCATTACCATTGAGAAGTGGATTAAGTGCAAAATTTGGGCTGTGTGACGCTGCTAAACTAGCTATTCTCGTGGATTCAGTTTGATAACCTGTAGAATTAGGATCTAATTCTGCTATTGTTAAATCCCAAGGATTGTATTCGAAACGCTTTCTTGCAGAAGAATATGTCCAAGTTCCATTATTTAGTGAGAAACTAACATTAGTATTATCTAAAGTACTTTCTTGTATTTCAGGTTCAAACACATTTGAGAAATTGTTATCTTCCCAATCTGTAATTTTACCCCTTATAGTATAGTTTGTAATTGGAACAGAGGGAGCGTTAGTGCCATCAAATTCTTTAATTGTCACCGACATCCATTTTCTCCAATCTAAATCAAATGATTTATTACCCTCTATATCTTCAATTATTTGGGTTTTAAATATATCCCCAACTTTTAAAAAACTAAAATCGTGCTCATCACCTATAGAGGTAGATATTATCGAACTTGGCGTAGTGGGATTGTTCATGCTATCACTAATCTGCATCACACCCGTGTAGTTTTTAAGAGGATCTCTTATGGTTTCGTATTCTAAAAGTGGAGGGTATTTTGGATATTTTTTTATAACCGTTATGTGGGATTCGTTTAAATTCACAGTTGTTCGCACTCCTCTTACAACAAGCTTTGTGGGTGTATCTCCTTTGTTGTTAGGATTACCAGCTTTACATCTTTGTATATTTATTTTTTTAGGCTCAGAATTATTGTCTGTCCAAAACAACATACCATCAATTATATTAACACCTGTTATTATGTTGTTTACGTCAAAATTTAAACATATAGGCAGACTAGAGTCTGCTTCATAAATGTCGGCAACCACAACAAAAGCTTCTTTTGTTTTAGTATTGTATTCAACAATCATATCCTTATCAGCTCCAGTTAGGAATATATATAATACGTCATTTTTTTCGTCTGGTACACTACCTACACATACGCAGTCGGTAGGTAAAATTATATCATCATCATTACCTCTTAAAGTAATCTCACTGTTACCTAATATATTTTGAATAGTACCAACATCAGAACCCTCTGAAGTCGAAACCTGTACATTCATCGCGTCCCTATACTCTCCATTTGGAACAAGTCTCTCGTCGAGATCCTTATTCATTCTACCTTTAGTAAAATTATGCTTAATCTCTGGCATGTACTAGTGTTTTATTTGTTTAGATTTACCTCTAAGTATTTTTGTTAACTCTTCCAACTTAATGTTAGATAATCTTAATTTAGCTTTTCGCGTTTCAGCAAACTTTTCTTTTTTAAACCTTGGGGCTAATTGTTGGTGTAGTTGCGAGGATGATGTAGATAAAATAGCATAAGCTATATGCTTGTACATAGCTTCTTCAGCAAATTTATGAACTTGCATTTCGTTATCAGTTCCCAAACTATCACTTATATAATCTAATATCACAGTTTTTCCCGAAATATTAGAACTAAAATGAATCTTTCCAGAGATATTGTCTATATAAAAAGAACCATTAGCTTGAGCGTGTTGAGGATCAAGACCATATCTTTCACCATCTAAAGGCCAGTAAGTATCATCTTCATAATCATCATTGTTATTTTCAGATGGGGTTGTTGATTTGTAATTTGACCAAGTGGTAGATGTTTCGCTATTACCATCTCTAACTATAGAAATATTATCTATAGTAACACTATCACCACCACTACCAGTGTTATCGTTTCTAAAAGCCACCACTTGAGGATCCCAAGTATTATTAGGAAAATAAGTATTAGATGCTGACATGTCAATTGTTTGCGTGTATGTACCATTAGCAGTAACAGCTGTGCCTACAAATAGTGCTCCGTTTTCATCAGTAATATGCCATTGATAACTACCAGCCACATAATTGCTTAATGTAAAAGTTAATGTATATGTTTCTCCACTGTATATAGGTACACCTACCTGTCTTATAGCATTATAAACCACACCAGTACTCCCATTAGGAATCCCAGCGCTTGTTTCTTCACCGTTAAAAAGTGTTAATTTATTATTATCCCAAACCCAACCGTTAGATTTAGCCAATTCTGGCTCTTCTAAAACAACGCTTATAGCACTTCCATCCTTTGCGCTAACATTTGCTTCCCAACTACCTATACCACCTTGTAACGTTTCTCCACTTAACAAATTACCAGATGGTATTAAGTTACCATTTAAATCAAATAAGAAATCTCCATCTGTTTCTTGTTGAGGTTTAGTAGGGTTTGAAGTTTTACTTGTAGGATACAATAAGTGTTTTATTCCAGCTGAATCCACCCAACTTATTTTTGTGTAATTTACATAGTCTTGTGGAAGTATCATTTGCAGTGTTGCTGGTACTGTTATTTCCTGTGCTTTTATAGATTTAAAAGTATCGAATGATAATTCTTGCATCGCTCTTTGAGCGTGAAAAGCTATGTCAGCTCTTTTTATTTTGGGTATTACTTTGTTTTCTCCAACATAAGCGATTTGGAATTGAGTTATAATATCGTTTAAAGATGTGAATTGATAGTTGCCATAATCATTTCCTTGATAATACTGTCCTTCTGATGTGCTGTCTAATAATCCCATTTATTTATTGTTTTTCTTGTTGAACTTTAGCTCCTTCCAATCCTACAGCTACTTGTGTTAATTGCGGTTTTTCTATAGCAACACCAGCTAAAGCTAATATTCTATATACTAGTTCGCTTTCTTCTGACGGGTGTAATTCAAAATTTTGTGACACATTGGAATCAGAGTTGTAAAGCGGTTTATCGTTTACAACTACATATCCCCACTGCGGTTTGGTTGGTTTTTTAATATAGGATAAAAACACACTAGTAATACTATTAGGGTAAACATTGATAGTGTTGCTTGTATTTACATATACTGGCCTACTAAGTGTTGGTTTTGTAAGTGGAGACAAATTTCTTAATTTATGCTCATTGTAATTTATTGGTTCTATCTCTATATCACCGTCAATTATAGATCCAATTCTATAAACGTCAACGCCTAATTGAAAACTACCGTTAGTAACAGTTTCTGTACTACTATCTTTAAGAGCACTTAATTTTTCATCTAATAATTCTAGCATATCAGAGTACTCTGTGCTATTACCTGGCGTTCTACCAAACTGGTTAATATCGTAAAAGTACTGATCTATAATTTCTTTTTGGGCTTTGTCAGCAAATAAATTAAACTCTTGAGGAGTTATATAACCCCTTTGCTCTTTGTTAGCCAATGCTAATACTTTTTGATATACTGTATCTATATTTACCATATTTTTTTTTATTATAATAAAGTAACCACCCCGAAGAGTGGTTACTCTACCATAGGGTTGTTACGAATTTAATCGTTTTTCTATATTGGAGTATATCTCCATTCCTTCATCAGTTTTAAACCAAGCAGCTAAAGCTGAATAAGGGTGTTCATCAAAAGGAACATTCACCAGTTTTCTATCGTTAGATCCCCATGAAAAAGTTCTTTGATCAGTGGATAATTTTAATATCCCCATTTCAGTTGCTTTAATACCAAAGTTTCTAAGAACAACGTTTTCATCATTTACTAAATCTAAGAATAAACCTGGGTTTTTCTTAGCGTATAATAGTAAATCTCTTTTAAGTTCCTTAGAACTCATCTCTGATACTTTAGAACCAACTTCCACACGCATAACTGCTTCAGCCATATCAATATCTAGATTTTGTGCAGCGTTTAACGCTTCTATCTCCATTTCTAGTACATCAATTTCACTAGCTGCTATTTGAGCTGGTTTATGTTCTTCAAATAATCTATCTCTATGCGGGTGATACAAAGATAGCAGTTTTTGTAAAATTGTTTTATTTTTAGGGACATATAGAGATCCATTTTGGAAAATAATATGCTCTAATCTTTGCTCTCCAACCATTTCATCTACAAAACATGTTCTTTGGTTAGAAGTGTATTTTAGTTCTCTTTCATAACCTTTTTCTTCATCAAACCAGTGGATATTACTACCTCTTATTAAATAGGTTAAAGGAGATCTACCTTTAGTCAAATTATACGTTCTATCTTTAATTTCCCAACTATCTTTTTTAGACGTTGGTAAAGGTTTTTCTTTAACAATTACTTCTGGTTCTTGAGTTATAGTTTCTTCAAAAAATTCTGTAACTGTTTTTTCTAATTGAGGTTCTTTTATCTCAACTTTTTTTGTTTCTTTTTTCTTTGCCATAATATAATATATAATAAAATTAATAAAAATAAAGGGACTGGGAAATTAATCCCAGTCTCTTTAAAATAATTGTGCTTAGTTCATTAACATGAAGTTATTAGCTCCTTGTGTAATTAAACATCTTTCAGATAAGTAATGTACTTCCATCACATCTTTACCAGAAGTCGCAGCTCCAACTGAACCCGTGATCCATGTTTTTAATTTACGGTCATCAGCTTCAGAAGTTTTATAACGAACGTGTAAGAAAGGTCTTTTAAGATTTTTCCCTAATTGCTCATCGTAAACCGAAGATACTCCAGCAGGAATTATAACTCCTCTAATTGCGTTAACAGTATCGTTTAAACCACCACGTAAAGCTTGATCGTTTAAGTATTTCATGTCAGATTTGTAGAAATCGTAAGATCCACGTCTGAAACCAGAGAAACCTAAATTAAGCGCCATATCTTCAGAATTGTTAAATACTCCGTAAGAAGTACCACCAGCTCCATAAGAATTCATTGAAGCCAACATGTCGTCAATAGCTAGCGAAGCGCCCCTATTAACAAACATCATGTTTTCTTCAATTGCACCGTTTGCATCAAACACCGCTAAAGCAGCGTCAAATTCAGCTAAATCAGTAGCCGCGTTAACACCAGTAATACCAGTAGTTTGGTGACCTCTTGTAGTTACAGCTTTAAATAAACCTTCTGTACCAGCATCGTAACCAGTAGTAGAAGCACTTAATCCCATAGATGTGTTTTCTACAACAGAACCTGCTACAGCTAATTCACCTTCTAATAAAGCCATTTCCATATAGTCAGTAAATCTAGCTCTAGTATCACCTTCGGCTTTTAAATACCAAAGATATCCACTTTGTCCAGTTTCACCAGCCACTTCAACCCAACCAATATTTCCAGCATCAGATCCAGAAATTTCATAGAAATCTTTTAAAATGATGTGTTTATTGAAATGTGACTTGAAAGTAGGTTGATTAGCTTCAGCTTTTGCAGCAGTACCTTTAGCGTATTCTGAACCGTAAACCATTACTCTTAACATATCAGCTGTAGTCGCAGTACCGATAGCAGTACCTAAATCAGCAGCTCCGTATGGATACATAGTAATTTGATTGTTTGAATCGTTAACTGCTTGTACGTGACATTTTGCTGTATTACCAGCAGATGAAGTTACAACAACTGTATCACCAACTCTAATACCACTATTAGTAGTCAAAGCGTTACCGTCAATGTCTTTAGTAATAGTTAGGATATGAGTAGATGTATATGTTGCTTTATAAGATAGATGTAATCTACCTTGTTCCGACCACACGACTCTATCAGAGTTAGACGCTTCTTCAGCCCCAACTTGAGATAAAAATCCTGCAACCGTTCTTTTACCGAAGATCTCTGCTTCTTTCTCCATAAGATCTGGTAAGTATTGTTGTGCCCATGCGCTACCCGCTCCCGTAAAGTCGATATAATTTCCGCTTAACGTTTGTTTACGTGGGGCTGCATCCGGTGCACTTGCACTTGTAATTGCCATTTTAAATTTGTTTTAAATTGTTATTTATTTTTGTTTTTAATTTTAAACTTAAAATCAGAAGAGTTATCACCTAACACCTTAAACTTCATACCACCTGCTTCAATTTTTCCATGACTTTGTCGTGGATTCATATTTACATTTTTAGATTTAGCAACACTATCTTTCATAGCGTCAGCTTTACCTTGTTCGTAAAAGTGTTTTGCAACAGCATCCGCATTCATTGCTGTAAATAGAGATTTGTGATAACCCTTAGCATTTGTTAAAGCAGAATTCTTATCCAAAAACTTTTTGGTGAAGTTGCTTATATCACTTTGAGTATTTTTAACCTCTTCAGCATTGTTTACATTAAATCTGTATCTTTTATCACCGACGTTATATTCAAAACCTTTGAATTTGTCGTTAAAAACATTATTTGTTTTCTGTGTAAAAATATCAGAGTTCTTTTTTACTGTCTTTTTAGTTACTTCTGATTCCTTGTTGTATCTATTAAAGAAATCAACTGCTTTCTGTTGCTCACTCGTAAGCTTTGAACCAGATTTAATTTCTTCATAGTATTTGGACTTTTGCCCGTCCAGATGGGCTTTAGCGTCGGCAACTTGCTCTTTTAACGCTAATTTTTTTCTACGTATCTCTATTTCTTCGTCCATATCTTCGTCATAAGAGAACGTGTCTTCCATAAGGAAGTTAATTTCTTCTGTGTTTAAGTGAGGTTTTGTTTGCTTATAATATTCGTATAATAAAGCTTGATCATCTAACTTTGAATAATCTTGATTAAGTTTAACATAGTCACTTAAATCTCCACCAGTTTCTTCCATAAAATCCATTAACTTTTGAATGTTTTCTGGAACTGGTTTACCTGTTTCTTGAGCTTCTACTATAGCTTCGGCAACTTGCTCTTCTAGTTCTTCAGCCTCTTCTGTTATCTCTTCTAAAACAGGTGTTTCATCATTTTCTTCTGTAGATTGTTCAACAACCTCTTCTTTATCAGCCGTTTCTTCAGTAACCTCTTCTTGAACTTCCTCGGTTTTTGTGTCATTAACTGGTTGTTCATCTTCTATTTTTTCTTTAGGTGGGTTACTTAAATCTACTTTTATCACGCTATCATCTCCAGCGCTTTCAAATTTACTTTCATCAACTTGAGACGTTTCCTCAGTTTGATCTTGTGTAGTTTCTTCAACTACGTTTTCTACGTTTTCTTCCATAATATAATATAATAATAATTAATAATTTCTAACTAGGGTCAAATGCTCCTAAATCAAATCCCCCGCTTAGTATATCATTACCTGCGGACTCAAAGTTTTTAGGTGGTTTACCACTATTTCTTTGTTCAATCATTTCTGATTGTTGTGTTGCTTGTATTTTTGTTCTTTCGTCTTTACGATCTTCTTTTTGTTTTTCTCTATCCTTCATTCCATCAACTTCAATTCCTTTAAGTTGCATATTGTACTGGAATTCTAATTCCATTAATTCTTTTTTGTGCATGACTTCTTGTTGCATTTTCTGTGATTCGAGTTGAGCTTTCATTTGCTCTAACTGTGTTTGAGTTTGCATTAAAGCTTGGTTTTTTTGTATCTCGGTCTGAGCAGCCGCTTGAGCCGCTTGAGTATTAGATTGAGTTTGAGCTTGGATGTTTTCCATTTGCAACTGTCTATCTCTCTCTTGTTTCTTTTTTCTTCTAATTTTTAAAACTTGATTTGCTAACTTTATATTTTTTATCTCTCTAAGATCAATAGCGTCTTCAAGCTCAATGTTTTGTTGTTGTAATGCCATTTGAATATTATTTTCAAGCATACTTTTCTCTTCTTCATCTGGTTGTAATTCTATAAATATACCAAAATCGTAAAGATGTAAATCTTTCATCTCTTCTAAAGTAGCAACATTATGAACACCTATAGCTTGAATAAAAGCATCTTTAGTTGGGGAGTATTCTATAATATCAGATATTCTCAACGACAAACACTCTGCAATTTCAGCAGTTAAGAATAGTCCAGCTTGTAATATATGTCTAGTAGCCACATTAGAGTTAGCTGCTGCTAATTTTTGAACTCCAACTAAAGCATTTTTATCTGGCATGCTACCATCTCTAGCTTCATTTAAACCAGTGCAATCTCTTATCATTTGTAAATAATAATTGTAATTACCTATAAGCGCTTGTATTTTGTTTCCACCAGATCCTGATGTAATTTCCTGAATAGGTACTTTACCTGGGTTCATATCACCTTCACTTGTAAACGATCTACCAATTACAGATCCAGTTTGGAAGAACATATTTAAAGCTTCTTGTGGATTATAGTTTGTTCCATTACCAAGATCTATTTCAGCAAGACCATCAGCGTCTAAATAAACACCGTCTGGAACCATACGTGACATTACTTGTTGTAACTTTAAATGTGTTAATTGGATCATATCAGCAAAACCAGTTATACGTTTTACTAATGAATCTATTTTTCCATTATACATTCTAGGCGCTACTATTGAATAATTCATTTTTACTTTAGTAAAATCACTTTTAGGGCGCATCATATTAGCAGCCATCTCCCATTTAAGTAATTTATCAGTACCCAAAATCATAGCACCATCATAAAGGCATTCTATAGACCTTAGCATTCTACTATAACCACCCTCTTTATCTTTCGGAGGGTTGAAAGTATCATCTTTAGGTATAATTTTATCAGCGCCAGTACCAGTTTCTTTTACTTTATACACTTCGTTCATGTAAGTTTTATAATTAAAATATAAAACTTGAATAGTGTTATTATCTTCTTTATCCGTAGAATATCTACTATTATAATTAGATCTATTATTAGATTTGTTTTTCATTATATCCTCAAGATCGCTTTCTGTTAAATGAGGAAATTGTTTTGCTAATTCATTTACCGGAATAGACTTCACTTCTCCAACGTAGTATATATCATCAAAATAAGGAGAGTCTGTGTATGAATAAACTAAATTAGCAGGATCTACGTAATCTATAGTAACACCTTCAGATGTGTTAAAACAAGTTTTTACGGCGCCTATACCTAAAACAGTTAAATCATAATAAAACCGTTTTTTTGTTAACTCATATTTATTACCTTCAAACAACACGTTTAAAGCTTGTTCTTCTGACAATTCCACAGCTTGTTTGTAATCTAGCTGCATATGGAGTTGTAGCTCTTCTTTTGTTTCTGGTAACTCTACGTTATTAGTTTGTGATATATCAAATCCAGTAGTTTCTAAAGCCTGTGCATTAAGCTCTTTCATTTGTATATCTCTTAACATCGACTCCATATACTTAGTTCTTTCTTTAACACCGTTAGGGTCTTGAGAAAACGCTTTTATATCATAAGTTCTTTCAGCTATACCATTTACCACTATATCTACAAACTTAGAGATAATTGGAACCGGTTTCCAATCTAAATTAAGATAGGACAAATCACCATTTATAGATAACTCATCCTTATATTTTTGTATAGACTGTTCGCCTCTAGCGTACAACCTTAAGCTGTGAAAATTATTGTAGTTAGATCTATATCTATTAAGACTCTTATCATTATTAAACCACTCTTGCTCTATAGCTTTACCAACTTTCAAACCATAATCAAAGCTAAGCTTTTCAGCATCGCTTACGGTTTGACTTGGGAAATAACTTTTTATGCCAGACTCTGCCATATATTTATTTTATTATTTGTGAATTAGTTCCAGTATTACTATACTTAGAAACTGTTATGTTTAATTTAGGTTTTTCAACCTTTACATTTGGAGCGTATAAATGCCTATTGTTTGCCATTATCGCTAAACCAGAACTTATAGATGCATCAAACTTTGTTCTTTTGTTTATATCAAACTTTGACCAATCGTTTAATAATGCGTTAAAATATAAATCCCCAAATGTTCCATCTTTTTTCATACCAACATGATCTTGAATATACATTTCAATCGCAGCGGCATGAGCTTGTTTTATATCTTCGCTAGAGTTAGGTATACCACCAACTTCTTTTTCTGCTACAGATAATTTGTTCCATACTTTATCTGGTCTGTTCATGCTAAACCCTCTATAACCTCTTCTTCTAAGATAATAAAGTAATCTAGGTTTATTATTCTCTGCAAGTATTGGCATGCCATAAAATACTAATGCCATTAAAACATCTTCAAAAAATATTTCAGCCGTAGGTGGTCTAGATAAGTATTCTAAAAAAAAGCTATTCGCAGGAGCGTCCTCCATACTAAACCTGGTTAAGCCGTGCAATGCTCCTTTTGATCCTTCTCCATCTACGGTTCCTGATATATCATACGAGTCACAACCAAATGCTCCCATGTGTTCATTACCAGGATACTTTACTCCGTTTTTCAGTACCACTCTATTTTGTAATTGCTGAGGTGGAACCCAGCTAAGTTTAAATCTACCTTTTGGATCTGGGTAGAATATTACTTGTGAATCTTTAACTCCATTCACCCATTGAAAATTACCTTTTGTAATTCCTAGAGTCCTTGACATCTCTTCGTTATAGTCTATCTGCTCATATAACTTTACTAAGTTAAATATACTGTTTTTCGTTTCATCTCTAAACGCATGTTCTTCAGTTCTTGGGAACTGTCTATAGAATTCGTTTAAAGCATCTTGATCATCTTTTAAACCATCAGCTTCGTTCTGCCAATTGTCTACAACACCAACGTCTATTAATTCGCCGTCTGGGGCGAACACATCGATATCAGGTGTATCAAATACTGGAACTCCATACTCGTCAATAAATCCTTCGTAGTTCCATTCCATTGGGATAAACAAAGAGTATAAACCAGACTTTGTCTGACCGTTTCTATTTCTTTTAGTGACATCGGATGATCTGTATAATTTTTTGAAATTTTCTCCACCTTTATCTAATGCGTTTGAGGTTGATCCCATCATACATTTACCAATAATCCTACTACCTAATCGTAAACATGTTTTTGTAACCCTCCAGTTATTTAATATATTATCAGGTCTTTCCCACTTACCACTTTCATCATGTACTAATAAAGCTAATTTCTCACCATCATAACTATTATCACCAGTATTCTTCCAATCAATAGTTGTATCTAATCCTTGTAAATCTTCTAGCTTTTCTTTAGATGTTATTTTCTTTCTTGTGAACTTACTAGCAGGCACTCTATACGCTAATTCTGTTTTAGGTCGATCCATACCATCTTGAATCGGTTTAAAAAAGAATGGATAGTTTATACTAATAGGTACGATTTTATCAGTAAACATTTTCTTAGCATCACTACCTGTTTTAGAAAGCACTCCATATCTACTATCACTTGCTAAAGTGGCTAAGTTAACTGTTTCTGCAGATGACATGAAAGAAAAGCCTGATCTTCTGTTCTTTAAGTAACACATACCGTAACATCTTTTATCTGCTTTACAGGCTTCCCAAAATATAAAGAACAATCTATTTGCTTCTCTAAAGTCTGGAGCACCAACATCAATCTTACTCCATTGAAGGTACATATAGTGTGTTCCTACTATATAAGTTGATTTACCATTATTATTAAACCAAAACCCTTCTTCTCTTCTTTTAAACTCTTCATCTATATAATCGTGCCACTGATCTTTTTGTTCATCTGGATAATTTCTCCAATCAAATATATTTTTTAATCTAGCAAGTTCTTTAGGATACTCTTGTTTTACCCATTTCTTTTTGGGGTGCATGTACACTCCTTTTGGTTCCAACGGCAAGCCAATTCGCAAACCTTGGATTTCATAGATTTCTCCAATTTTCCCAGTTTTTGATATAACAACGATATCATGTTCTTTATTGTATCCATATTTCCATTTTTTGCCTTTATTAAGACGACTAATAGTAGTCTTTTTTATAGGTTCGATTATTTTAACTAAACTTTGCTCGTACATTATTTAGATCTACCTTCTGCGAATCCTTTAAAGACTTTTTCCTTTCTCTCTTCAGGTGCTTTGCCCTCGAGTAAGTTTTCTTCTTCTTGGATTCTATTAAGTATTTCGAATGCGTCAAATATAGCTAGTTTTTTAGTAGCTGCTGCATTCTTCAATCTATCAGCTGATATGTCGTCGTCTGAATCTACAATAGGTTCCTTAGCGACTTTAATCAGTTCTTCAACTGCTCTCTGCCCAGCTTGGATTATATTCTTCTTCGTCTCCTTGATATTCATATTTGATAGTTATAAAATTAGATAAAACTCGATATAGTCGTTCACCATCAATGATAAACTCATATTCACTACTTGGTCTAAAACCAATTAGATCGTCAACCTCTACAGTACCGTCTGAATATTTAACAATACCAATTAAAGGTCTTTCGGCATCAATATTAAATTGATCTTTAGCTTTTAAAGGTTTTACAAAACAATAACCTTCCGGGACTTTCCACTCCCCATTACTTTTGTATAAAAAGATTTGATCTTGAGTTATAAAGTAAGTAGATTCATCAAAATAACTTCTACTATTTTTCTCTATACCTTTTACATTATGCCATCTTCTAAATATATTGTGATGAACAATAATTTCATCTCCTGCTTTAATATCTGTATCACCAATAATTGGGGTGGATATAACAGTTGCTTTTCTGTTTACATATTGGTGATTGTAAATTTCAGTATTAAGTATTAACTCTGAATCACCAACTTTTTTAGTATTGTTATATCTTTCTCCTATTGGTTTTACAACAAAGTTGTAAACGCTTTTCATTAGTATTCTAGATTATACTCTACAGATACAGCCATATTTTTGTTAAAGTCTTTCCAAGGTAAAACATCTTTATTCTTCTTAATATAAACAGAGAACTTATCTTCTTCTTCTATTATATCACAAATTTTATGACCACCATATACTTCTTGTCCAACAGCATAATGCATCGCATCGTTCTTATAGTCTTTACCTATACTAATTTTTCTTATCAGCTTCGCCATTTTCTTCTGGATAATTTATAGCACCCGTTTGAATATCTACATCATAAGTTCCATATTCTTTTTGAAACTCGTCTTGCAATAAAACAAGAGATTCTCTTAATGCTGCGACACTGTGCATTAACTCGTGTTTTTTAACCTCCATAGATCCAATTTCTAATTGAGCTCTATTTATCCCGTTTACTGTTTTTTGAACATTTTTTAATTGTTCATTATTAATTTTTTGTGGTCTAAGGTCTTTCACCTTAGGTGTTTTTCTTTTTGCCATTTTATTTAATTTAAGTTAATTGTTGTTTTTATCCTTTTAAAAGCTGTACTCCTTCAACGCTACCATATTCTTCGTTAAATTCTGATTCAGTTAATTGTGTTTCGCTAGGCATAAACGTTTCGTTATCAGGAACTGTGAATGCCATAGAATCATTTTCTTCTATAAAGAATGCTTGCAAACTAGTAGCGTCGTTCAAAGTGCTAAAATCTATTGAGCCTAAATCGTTTTTATTTACTTTTATATATTTCATTTCATTTTATTTATTAATAACTTACTATATCTGTACTATCCATATTTTGCATCAACAAATCGCAACTTGCTTTCTGGTCATATATATAAGCGCTACCACTAACATCTGCACCATCTGCCGTGCCATCACTGTCAGCACCATCACCCATTAACCAATAATGTTCTAAATTAGCAGCTTGGCTGTGAGTAGTCATGTCTAAAGTAGTGCCACTATTATATGCTTCGTTTGCTTCAGATTCAGTAAAAGCAACTCCAAATATAGCAAAATCACTAAACTTTTGACCATTAAAATGAAACACTGTATCTCTTCTTCCTAGAGCAAGTTGATTCATAGCCGCTGTAAATTTAGGTCGTGCAGTTGTTGCTGTATTATTATGTACACTACCACCATTTACATATAATTTTATATCAGCTATTGTATCACCTGTTGCGGTTAATGTTAATGTTACTTTTTCGTTACCTATTTCACCAGAAGTCGTATAAATTGGCGCATGTGTAGTGCCATCATTACCACTTATAAATAACCAAAATAAAGTTTCGCCAAAATTTTGTATATACAAATATATACTGTTACCACTACTATTCAAACCACTCCAATCAAGATCAAATAACCCCACATTACCAGAAGTAGCGTGTTCAAAGTGCATAACCATAGCCCAATATTGATGAGCAGAAGCGTGTGTAAATGTTGTAGGTAAATTAGAATATGAAGATAGCCATTTAGAAGTGGATGACATTCCATCAACACATTTATCGTCAGCAAATGGAGGTCCTGGTTTAGATACATTTTGCATTTT